GTGGAGCTGGTGTTGAAGGGTCGAAATTTTACGCGAAAAAGCTCGCAACGTTTAGCGATGAGATCAGAAGCAAGACTAAGGACATGGATAAGTCCCGTCTTGCGTTATGGTTGATGACGCTTAACCCACTGCCCGCGCTCGGTCGAACTCGTGTCGTAATGTCAGAGAAGTTTGCGGTTGGATTTGAAACAATGAAATCTACCGCTTCTGAACTCTGTAACAGCGCTCGAGTAATGGTTGCAAGAGCCATCAAATGGCTTCAGGATAACTCAGTTGCCATAATTGGTGCCATCGGTGCCATAGCCGGAGTTGTCGCCCTCGTACGTAAATACTTCCCCCGTGAGAGTGGAGGCGAAGGTACAGAGGAGATAGATCCTGATGCTGATTTTGAGAATCAAGATTACCAGGATAACCTTTTAGCAAAGGCGAAACTGGCTGCAAAGGAGCGCAATAAGATGCATACTTTGCAGAGGAAGGCCGAAAGAAGTAACAAGGAGGCAAAAGCGACGACACAAGCAGTGTCATATCGCGTCTCTTCCGAGATCGGTCCTGCCCTGAGGAAAAACCTTTGGGAAATCCAGACGGATGCTGGTCAAATACGAGTTTCTGCGTCCTGCTTAGGCGGAAGGCGGTTCCTCTTACCTCGACATGCATATGTGGATGTTAAACAGGATTGTGAACGGATTGGAGAAGAGCCTTACTGGAACCTAGCCCGAGAGGGAGTGGTTACCAGAGTTACGTTCGACAAAGTCAAGTTGGTCTTTGACTTTGGTTTAAATAGAGACCTCCTGATTGTGGACATACTGCTGCCCATTACACCAGGAAGGAAGATGCTTGCCCACTTCGCTACAAAGCGAGAAGCAACTTCCATTTATGCAGAGAGGATTCCTGTGGTCGCGATCATTAATAAAGACACGACTACTATCCTTGGAGCTCAGCCCCGGTTGCCTTTCGAGTCCGAAGACGATATTGTCTATACCGAAAGTGTGCCTACAGCTTCTGTGGAGATCCTCGAAAGAAACAAGGAAATTACCAGGAGGTACGATATGATTTCGTACCAACTCACGACCAAGAAAGGTTCGTGTGGGTCCTTGGTGGTATGTAACGATAAGATAATCGGCATGCACACCTCTGGTAATGGCGCGTTTGGCCACGCGTCAAGGATTGACCTCAACGATCTTTCAATCGCCTATGAAGACTTCGCCGTGGAAAATGACGATGATACAGATATCGTAGATTTCCCGAAGTTGGAGGCAAAAGAATGGATCCCGTCCATAACCCAAGCTCGTGATTTGGGCACCTCACCCGGATATGTTCTGGGTATTCTCCCTAACCCCACGTCGACGTACGTGAAGGAGGATATGGTGCGCTATCTTGGCTTCAGTTCCTGGCCCCCCCCTGTCCGCGTCCCTGTCAAGATCACGCCTGAAGGATATGCTGCTTCGGCGGCGTCCTACAAGCCCTATCCTGTCAATTTCGATCACACTATTGCCCATTATGCAGCTGTTGCTGTCGCGAAGAACCTCTCCAAGATTCCCTATGGAGGTTCCTTTGCGCCGTTGACGGTGAAGCAGGCAATAGAAGGAGACCCTATGTTGGGTATTCCCGGAATTGATTTGTCCACATCGCCTGGATTCCCTGAGTGTACCATGAACATGCCTCGAAAGCTGCTCATGTATCGCGATGATAAGGGAAAGGTTGCATATGGACCTCGATGGCCGGCGTTGGCTAAAGAAATAGCCTTAAATCATGACATGCTCCTCCATGGCATAATTCCGGCAGCCGTCTTCGTCGATAATGCGAAGTACGAGCTGCGTTCGGTGGCCAAACGAGAGTTACCCCGTTTAGTTTTCGGTTCCTGCCAGTGGCACTTCATTCTGAGTAAGTGCTTCTTTGGACCATTCACGCGCTTCTGCGCGGCCACGGTTGGAATGAACCCCTACCTGATTGGTTTTGATCCTGCAACGGATTGGGACCCTATGGAACGGGAGTTTATCCGCTTCGGTGGAGAGCATCGGCACATGGCCGGTGATTACAAGGACTTTGACAAGCGAGGAAGCTTGGAGAGTGCTTTCGTCGCCCTAGAACCGCTTGAAATTTTGGCGGGTCAATGGGGCAAATACGGAAGCCTAGAAGGAAAAGCCGCTGCTGTCGTTAGACTGGGCCTCATCCGTGCATCTGTGGAATCGGTGCACGCTCGAGGCGACTGGTTAGTTATCTGGATGCATAGTTGGGCGTCTGGAAACTACTGCACTGCTCTCATTAACTCTTGTAGAAATGAGTGTGAGATAGTGTATGCGTTTGCGAAGTTAGCGATGGAAAATTCAAAAGAAAAAAGTTTGGAGATGGCGAGAATTGGTGCTGAGACCTTTCACGTTGTTACCGTTGCCCGGTTCTTGGGTGACGACAATCGTCTCGCGATCCGCGAGGGTTACGATTGGTTCAACATGGAAAGCCTTGGGCGCGTTCTCAAGGAATTCGGTGAGGAGTATACCACGGCGGACAAATCCGCGGTATCAGTATCCTATGATCCGAGGGAAAAGGCTTCTCTGTTTAAGAGAGTGTCCTATTATTATGTAGATATTGATAAGTATGTTGGTGTGATTTAGTTTAGTGTGTTGATTGACATGCTGAATTACACCATCAGAGGAAAAGAGACAGAAGTAATTCATCAAAGAGCGGGAAACGTTCTTCGTGAGTTGGCCATGTATCCCAAAGAAGTATGGGATGAATGGTTACCAAAGGTGATGTCCTGGGTTGGTCCAGCTTTCGTGCCGGCGTACATGAATTATTATGACGCCCGCGTAGCTGTTCTCAACGATGGTCATTACTCCGATGAGTACTATGTCCGTGAAAAGCCCCTAAAAGTAGTCAACCCTGACCCTGTTGATCTAGACCCAACAACAGACTCCGGACTGAGTTCCCCGTCCAGCTCAGCGGTTCGTGCTACAACGACAGACCAAAACAACCAGATACAACCTAATACAAACCAAATGGCGACCCCCAACATCGAAACCCCTCCGACTCCTAGTGGCGTTTTTGTAAGCGTCGAGTCGGCGGATGAATCCCACAACATAACGACCAAATTTGCAGATGACACCATGGGTGCAACTGCAACAATCCCACTTGAAACAAGACTGTCCACGTC